ACCAGGTTTGAATGACATCGGCCAAGAAAAAACCGGACATGTAATCATGATTCGACGGATTGAAAGTGAAATGAACGTCCGCAATCGGCAAAAGCATTTCAAGAATTTCAACGTAAAGTTTTTTAGCGGTTAAAAAATTCGAATACCAATTGCCGTCGGTGTCTTGTGGTGTTCCGCCGGTTGTCGTCCGGTTCGGCGTGTCAACGTGCAAAATGTCATTGCCACCAATAAAAAGGATCTTGTCAATATTAAATCCTTTCGCCTTGTTGATTATTCCTTGAACGCCTTCGCGAACTCGTTTGACGGCCACCTGGCAATTGTAATCTTCGCCGGTTTCGAAAGCTTCGACCAACTTTCCGATGTGAATATCGGCCGGATCAATGACCAACAAATGACCTTCAATGACTTCGTCGCGTTCAATCGGAATGTATTTCGGAATATAATTTGAAATCGAATCAATGATTTCTTGTTTCATCGCTTCGAATGATTGTTGATCGTCGGTCTTGAAATTTGGATTCTTGAAGAATAGCGATGCGGTTTTATTTTTAATCCAACCATGTTTGACATCTTTGTCATCGATGTCCATTTCGTTGGCCGTTCTTTTTATGGCGCGATATTGCTTCAAGATTTCGGCTTCGTCTGGTTGTAATCTCGGTCTGTAATTACTTCTCAAACGATTCTTCTTAATTTATCAATGATTCGCAAAATAAAAAACGTTCCGAACCCGGCCAAGAACCCCCAAAAAAACAAACTCCAATTCGTTTTGCGTTTTTCTTGTTGAACTTCTTTTCGCTTTTCCTTGCTATCCTTATAAATGTATTTATATTTTAATACGTCTTGTTTAACAAGTTGTGTTTTATAACGATATTCTATTTTAGTCTGCCATTTCGTTTTTGGAATTATAACATTCTTGAAAAACACAACCGTATCGCGGTAACGAATAATTTTTTCGAATCGAATCGTATCGTTTATATAATACGCAACCGAATCAATGGTTGCAATTCGAATCGTGTCGCTATCTTGAACAAGCTTCAAGCCGTGTTTAAGCGCCTTTTTATAATGGTATTGCGCCATTCGTTCGGACGAACAACCAAACATCGTTAAAACGCTTAAAAATACGATTAGCTTTTTCACAATTCTATTAATGTGTACGTGAATTTATTCCCGAACGCGTCCTTTGATTTATTAATTATCTTCATAAATTCCACAAAATTCGCGTTGTATCTGAAAACTTGACATCCTTCGGAAAAGTAATCGACATAAGACGGATCTTTGTAAATGGATGAACGGTGAATGTTTATTCCAAACATACCGGAATCAATTACTTTTTCATCTTGAATTTTATCTTTGTTGTTGTCTCGATATACGGAAACGTTTCCCAACCTTTGACAAAGCGCTTGATATTTTCCGTTGTGCATGCTTATGGCGTACACCCCGCGATATTGTCCGGGAACTAATCTGGCAACCCCTCGTGAACTTCTTAAAATTTCAGTTGGTTTTTTACCTGGATCGGTTGTAATTGTCCATTGATGAAATTGCCAAATTCCGTTAACCTTATAAGACAAGGTCAAAGCATCGTCGAACTCGTTTGTGACCTTTTTTCCGCTTTTCAAATTGCGTACACCAACAATGTTGACGTCGTAATCTTTTGCACTGTTGAACCAAACGAATCCTTTGCTTTTGACCGCTTGTTCAATTTGTTCCCGTGTGTAACTCATAATCAAATTTTAGAATGAATCATTGCTTTTATCTTTTCCCTTTGCAGAAAATTCAAATAATTAAAAAATTTTTTTATCATTTAATTTCGTTTAAATCTTGTTTGATTTCTTTCGCTCTTAAAAACAAATTGCGAAGTGAATCCCAAATTGAAATTTTTCGGATTGCGATATAATTTTCATTGATTGACATGACTTCGATGCTTACCAATGTCAAGGCCAAAATTTTCGTCAACATCAAAGGAACTGAAAAGAAAGTCATGATAATATCATTTAAGATCCAATAATCAATCAAGTAAAAACCAATCACGGCCAGTTCGTAAAGAAACAATTTTGAAATAATAGCCGAAAGCTTTCGCGATGTGATTGGAATGTTTAACTTTTTAGATTTCCAAATTCCGGTCAAGGTGTCAATAAAGATTGCGAATCCAATCAAGAATAAAATTCCGGATATTGGCAAAAAAAACGCGCCGATAATTCCAAGTAATTTTGGCGATGCCAGGCGAATATTACTTAATAAAATAAATAGTTGAATTTTCATCGATTTGTAAATTGTTCAAATAATTGATGAGTCAAAAACAATCCAAGCGCGACGCCGCCAAGCTTTAAAAATAACGCATCTTCGAAATACATTGCGATTGCCGTTCCATAAGAGGAAACAAAAAACAAAAATGACAATGATCGAAGATGCTTGTTCATAGTATATTATGTTTAATTGTTCTTAAAATCATAATTGTCGTATGGTATTTGACACCAATTTTCTTCATCGTAAATGTTGACGGCCATGTTCATCGTCCATCCGGCCGTAACGTCGTGCGATCGGTTGATAAATGGCGTTGTCGCGATTGTTCCTTCAACGTCAAGGAATTCTTCAAATCGCCATTGCTTGAATGTCGTGTGAATGTCCTTGCAAATGGATAAACAATCGGAATGGATTTCGTCAATCTGGCGATATTCTTGAACGTTGTATTTGTCCGCGATTGAAATAATGCAATTGACTCCGACAAAATTGTCACCCATTGATCCTGGTTGCAAAGTCACAATCATTATCGGATAATTCACCGCGTCGCGTGAAACGGCATCAAGATAATCGCCAAAAAAGAAATCATTAATTTGACGGTGTTGCGTCGCAATTATTTCGAATTCCTTTTTTAGTTGGTTGAGCGTTCTTTCCATGTTTTAAAAATTTTTTTAGTTGTTCAATTTGTTTTTTAGACGCTTTGAATTTCATATAATAAAATTTATCGGTGTATAGCCTGAACGATCTTTTCGCATGTCTTCGGAACAAAAACCGGGACTTGAATTCGTTTCAATATATTCCGGATATTTGACGCCATTATCGGCCATTAAATGAACGATTAATCTTTCTTTGTAGAAATACGCGTCTTTTCTTAATTGATCGCGCAAAGCGCTTGTTTCGGCGTCTGAATTCGGTTGTATGTTTTCATCTTGAACGCGACCGACCGATTTGTTCGTCAATTTTTCATTTAATAGTAACGCGCAGCGATAGTCTACGAACGCAACCAAACAAGGAATGACGAAATCATTCATCAAATCAAGATAATTTTGCGTCCAAGTATTGTTTTGAACGCGCAAAAGTAAGGCCTTGAACAACGGCGTTGACAATGCCGGTTGCAATTGGATGTCTTGACTTCGTTTGATTGCCACCGCCAGGATCTTCGTGTCGGTGTTGGAATGAATCAATCCAAGCTTTTTGAGATTGTCAACGGAAAGTAAGTAATTCATAATTTTTCTTCGATTATTGGTTCAAAAACAATGTTGTTTTTTTGTTCTGGTAATGGTATTGAATGTTCATTTGTTAAAAGTATTTCATCCGGAATGCCTTCGGGAAAGGCTTCACATCCAACGCGAAAAGGATTCGTATGTTTGCATCGATTGCATATTAAATCAATTGTTTCGGTCATTTTTTTATTTTTTAAAATATTTATCCATTAAATTTCCGGCTAATGTAGCGTATTTTGACGGATTAGAATTCAATTTGTATTCCGTCCAACATTCAGCGTGAAATTCATTAATGTTTTTATTGGCATAACTGCCAAGATATACTTTATTTAATTCAGTTATATTTTTATCTTTTGCTAAAATATTAATTTCTTTAAGATATTCGGTTCTAATGTCTTTTAATTTACTAAAATAATCTTGAACATTTGGTATTCTTGAACGTTCTAAAGCCATAACATGTCCCATTTCATGAACTGCGGTTGCAAGTTCAAGATTTTTTTCATCAACGGATGATTTTGAAGCGCTCACAATTCGACCATTTATTTCTTGAACTCGAATTTTTGGATTTCTATTTTTAAACGAATCAGTTGAATTACCAAGATTGATTTCAATTATTTCAGTTCTGCTAATGCTAACTCGAGATCGAACAAATCCGTAACTTGTTGCCGTTGAATTTAATGTCAATTTAATTTCATTAGAAACTTCTTGCTCAAACTTATATTCATTTTTTATTTTGACAACCGATTCCATATATTTTTGAATTCGTGCCGGTGTCATATCTCTGGCAATTGTAAGTCTTGAAACTTTAACGCCAAGTGTTTCTTCAATTACTTTTTTCGCAAATTCGCGACCTTCTTTGATTGTGTTGATTTTTATTTCACCAACTTCAATTAATGGTTCTTCAATCAATGGTTGTTCCGGTGCGACAATTCCAACCGCCGGTTTTTTGATTGCAATTTGTTGAACCCATTCATGACGGCAATAAGGCGTTGTTTTTTTGGTGTACGGATTAGTATACCAACCGCCTTTATATTTCCAGACGTCGCGATCAACTCGCGTTGAAATTGTGTCGATGTCCTGGCGTGAATAAGTTCGTTTCAATTCATCTAATTTTTCACAAAACGCGCGCGATTGCGTGATCGGTTCTGGTACGTCCGGCCTCGTTCTATACGAATAGCGAATTTCAAATTCTGGGGAATCGCCGTCCCCGTTTACTTTCCCGAACCGCCAGGCGTTAAAGTTATTTCGCCAATTTTGTCGAAAAGTTGATCATGCCTTTTCATGATTTCTTGGTGCGGTGTGTTCCATTCAATTGGAATGTTTCCCAAAACAATGTAATCGTCTTGACTTTCGCCGAATTCCGAAAAAATTTTGATTTCTTCATTTGAAAAGGATTGCTTGCAAGCTGCAACCGGTTCAATTGTTGTTTCTTTTGCAGCCGATTTCAACGGCAATACATCCACAAGCTTAACCGTTCCAAGATAGCCACCAAGTTCCGCCATGTAATTCAACATCCATTCAAGACGCTTTTGACGTGTTGAAACGTATGTTGTTTTAAATATTTCGAATAAGTCGCCAGATTCGGCCGCGTTGAACGATCCTTGTTGCATAACGCCGAATAAGGTCGGTGCGGTCACTGAATGCGCAACCAAGATGTTTTGTTGAACGGATGTTGCGGTGACTTCATATCGCTTGTCAAGGTCATTGCCGTTCAATTGTTGAACGGTTGGTGCTAAATCAGCGCCGTCCGAAAACGTGATAATGATTTCGCCGGCATCTTCGACCGATTGTGTTCGGCCTTTGATTGATTCCGTAATTCGATGAAGTTCTTCGGTTGATTCCGGGAATCCGGACGGCATGTTGATAAGCGTTCCGGACTTGAATCCGTTTTGCAGTTCGTACATGTGAAATTTAGCGATGTCGCAATCCGTTTGAATGGCCGTTAATCCACCGTTGTAAGTTGGTTTTGGATATATTCCTTTTTCTTTTCTTGATTTCTTTGACGGTTCTTTGTAGTAAATAATGAATGAACCAAATCGATTGTTTTCATCAAGCGCCGGAAACATTCGAAGATTCGTTTTTTCCGCCGATTGATTCAATGCTGCCCAGTCATCCGATAAATAATAGATCCTTTCGTCTTCGGTCATGCGAATCGCATCAACGTCCAAGTATTCCCACTTCGCAACCCTTGTTCCTTCGCGATTCCAAGTCCCTTTAACCGAAAAAGCGCCGAATAATTCGAAGTCGAATGCCAATTGTTCCGCGATTTCGTTCATGTTAAATGGCGAATATTGGTTGTCGATGAAAGCTTGCATGTCACCGGTCACGATTTCAAGGCCACCACCGGCAATGTAAAAGGTTTTCGTCTTGACAATTCCTTGATGCCAAGCCGATCCGTTGAAAAGGTCGATTAAAAAATAAGGATAATCATTTTTCTTTCCCCATTTCACAAATCCAAGTGATCTGTCTTTTTCCTCGTCTGGTTTGATGAATTCTTTCCGAAAGGAAAGGGAAGTCATTTTAATTTTATTGTTCATATATATTGAAATAAATCGGTGAATCGTATTCATGTGACGGCGAATCAAGTTCGATGACTTCGGCGCGTCCGGTTTCCACTAATCCAAGCGCATTATTTGGATCAAGGTTTCCCGGTGATTGTTGTTCGTAAATGTTATAAATATAGTAACCGTTATAATCGAAAGTCACGTCAACGCCGTCAATCAAAACGAATTCATCGAATCGCGGTGTTGCGGTTGAAATATTATTCAATACGCAATGGTATTCCTTAAAGCTTTGTTCGTGTACGAACTCAAATAAGTAACTTGGATTCGGAATCGTTGTCAATTCCGTTACCGTCACTATCAATGGCGTTGCTCCGTTTCTTTGTATTATCAACATATTTTATCAATTTTGGTGCGGTTGTTTCGTAAATGTAAAAAATGCCAGCTTGCATATAATAATCGCCTTTTGTTTCGTCAATTACCAACCATTTTGATAATAGTTTTGACCAACATTTTGTCCCGATATATTCTTTTTTTATTTTCATAACGTTAAAATTACACAAAAAAAGGGAAAGAAATAATTTTTCCTTTCCCTTCGTTTAAATTTAATTAGTAAAGTATTATACTGACGGCGATTGTTGTGCCAATAAGGCCGTAAAAATTGACGGATCAACGTCTGGAACTTCGTCGTTCTCCATCCCGTTAAGAACAAGAACGTGTCCTTTTCGGTCACCTTTTAAAACGCCTGAAGTGTATTCATTCGCATCAGCGATTTGAAGTCCTTCGCCAAATCCAAGCGCAACAATTGTTCCGTCCGCATTTTCAACCAAACAACAAACTTCATTTTGAGCAAGTAAGTGAATTTCACTTCTTAATTCTTTTGAATCGGATGCAAGGATCATTGATAAAGATTGTTCGTAGAACAAAGTCCCGTTATCTTTATTAACTTTTATTGGTGCGGTGTAACTTGACAAATTGCTTTTCAACTTATAAAGAAAAGTTTCGCCAGTTACGGTTAAAATATCAACTTCATTTGCCGTAATATGCGAAGTCGCAATGTTTCCAAGTGGAAACAATAAAACCGACTTGATGCCACCTTTTCCGTTAGTACATGTCCGGTCATTATAGCCGGATGTCATTTCACAAGACATATTTTTTTAAGTTTAATGATGGCCGGTTGCCCGGCCGTCGTGATTATTTAATTTATTTAATTAGCTTGGTGAAGATGTTCCGTTCCATACTCCGATTTGATTCAAGAAAGGAACTTGAACGCCCGCTCTAAATTTAGAACGAAGATAAATCAAGTCGTCATCGAATGAATACCATAAATCGTAAGATTCGAAATCACTTGATAAATCAGTTCCGAAGATGAAATGTGAAGAACGACCAGTGTAAATGTTGTCCGTTCCGTTCAATCCGTTCACCTTAACAACTCGCATGTTTGTTCCTGGTAAAAGTAATTCATTCATTGTTGCGAATTCACCTGGATTGAAAGAATAAAGATTCAAGTCAACAAGATTCTTCAACAAAAAGTTGAATGATTCACGACCAGTGAAACATATGAATTCTTCGCCTTCAGCTACGTTCGCCGGTGTGTTGGTGAATGCTTCGTAAAAAACATCGTAAGCGTTTGACGCGGTGATTGCAGCAACCGCCGTTGTGTTCAAGTTGACACAACCGTTCGCAGTTGTTAAAAATTGTCTGAATCCGTTCATGAACGCAAGGTTTCCAGAACCAGTTGCGATGTTTCCGTTCCAGATTAATTTGTCTAATTCACGAGCGTGAAGCTTCAATAAATAATCAGTGATTTGCGCTTCGAAAGGAAGTGTTTTGTCTTCCGCCATTGCTCCAGGTGCAAGCGCTATTTGCGCCCAAAAACCAGCAAGGTCTTTTTGACAAAAACTTTTCATGTAGCCAATAGTTTGAACCGTAATGTCACGTTGAGTGAACACGGTATCTCCATTTGGTGTCATTGAACAATCAGCAGTTTGATAAACGATTGAATCGTCCATTAAGTTCAAAGCTTCAGTTCCTTTTATTCCTTGTTGAATCGCGATGTAAGTTAATGTTTCCGCTTCGGTAACCGATCTAACGATTAGTTCTTCGCGTGTTTCGTCGGTGTATGGCGATAAGCCATTAACATCATAATCAAATGAGTTTTTAATATATTTTTTTAGTGACATTTTATTTATTTTTATTATTTTTTAACCAGATTTGTTTGGCTGTCAAGTTGCCAACTTTTGAGAATTTTTCTCCTTCGGATGTCGTGTTAATTGGTGCGGACTTAAAGGACTCGAATTCTCCTTTTAATGTCGCAACTTCTTTCGACAAATTGTTGTTTTGGTCTGCGATAATTTTCATCATTTCGGCAACCGCTTCGATGCTTGATGCGAATGATTCCAACTTCGCGTTGATGATGCTTTCAACTTTTTCGGTTGACATAGCTTCGGCAACAACTTCTTCAACAACTGGTACTTCTTCGGATTCTCTTTCGTCAATGATTTCAACGATTATTCCATTGGCATCAACAACAACCAAAACGCCTTCAAGGTCACCGCTCAAAGCGTGCGTTCCTTCAGGTGCTGGTATTGTTTCCGTTTCCGTAACTACGAAAAGCGGTTGTCCAACTTCAAAAACTTCGAATTCAACGATTGTGCCGTCCATTAAAGTAGCTTGTTCAAATTTCATTGATGTTGTTGCGAATGATTGTTTCATTTCGGCAATAAGATCAAGAACTTTCTTAAAATTTTTGTTCATGGTGTTTCTTTTATATGTATATTATATTTATCTGTTCGAAATTTCGCGAAGATATTGATTGATTTTGTTTCTTTTAATTGAACTTATTGACCGATCCATTAAAATTGTTTGAGAATCTTCGGTCAAAGAATGAACGTCACTTTGTGAATATTGGTTTTCTTCAATGATTAAATCATTCGCTTCAATTTTAGCGTACAATTTATCGATTTCAAGTGACAAGAAATCATTTTTTTTGCTTGCATTTTTAGAAATTGCTTTTCTTGAAATGTAATTTTGAAATGATCTTATCAAATTTTTATAATCAGCCATTTATTTGTAATTTTAATTTTAATAATTCGCTAAAAATTAGCGCCATTTCTTGTTCTTCTTTTGTGTCAATCAAGTTAAAAACTCCTTCAATCGAAAATCCGTTGAACATTCCTTCTTTTGCTTGTTCAAATAATTCTTTGTCGGTCACTTTGTACGAAACAATCCAAGATCCGTCGTTTGCGTCCTTGAATCTTTCCGGTGCGGTGAATCCTTTTGCCTCATCGATTTGGTATGAATGGATCATAAAGATTGATTTCACGATTCGATTCGGATTATGTTCCAAGTTTACATTGTTGAAATTGTCGTTCCTGGCGTAATCAAAAATAATGTCCTTGATCGCTTGCTTTGTAAAAACAACATAGTATTCTTCTTTGCTTTGGTCGTCGAATCGATAAATCGGCGTATCGGCCGAAATGGCGATTCCCGTGATCACTTGTTCTTCGTCGTTGAATTCGAATCGTTGTTGTTTCGAAAATGTCATGAAGTTTTTTTCATGTGCCGGCATTGAAACAAGCGAATTGAAAGACACCGTTGTTTGATCGTCATCCAAATCAATAAAGATTTCGTAAATTGGAATTTCTTTCTTCATATTTATTATGTATTTTTGTTCGATGA